CCCGCACATGATGCGGCTGAAGCAGTCGAAGCCCGCCACTCGACCTATGCTGCGCAGCAGGGGCATGGGTCCGCTCACCAAGGATGAGGTGTTCCTGGACGCCCACGACCCGCAGCGACGGATCACCGGGGTCACCAGGGACGGAACCGGCGCGGCGCTCGGCAACTGCGTGGTGCAGATGTTCGAGACTGCCACGGACCGCCTGCGCGAGGAGACCACCTCCGACGCGGGCGGGAACTACTCGTTCATCGTGGGGCCGGGCGTCCAGTTCTACCTCGTGGCCTACAAGGCTGGCTCCCCCGACGTGGCGGGTACGACGGTCAACACCCTGATCGGGGTGTAGCATGCCCGACGTGTACCTGTACGACGACGAGCAGACCGTACGGGGCAACCGCACGGACAGCATCATCCTGGCCGATCCGACCGCCCTCTGGACGTTCGGGAGCGGCTTCGCCTGGACACTGTTCCCCGCGGACTCGGTCACGGTCACGGACGCGCTCGTCAAGGCCGTCACGAAGCCCACGGCGGACGGGGTCACCCCCGCCGATGCGCTCACGAAGGCCGTTGCCAAGGCCGTCGCGGACACCGCGACAGGCACCGACGCGGTATCCAAGGCCGTGACCAAGCCTCAGGGCGATTCGGTCACTCCCGCGGACGCGCTCGCCAAGAGCGTCGGGAAGCCGCAGGCCGACACGGCCACGGCCGTGGACGCGCTGGCAAAGGCCATCGGCAAGACGGTGACCGACGCAGCGACCCCGGCCGACGCCTTCGCGCGCACGATGACCTGGCTCCGCTCGTTCACCGACGCCTCGACCGCCACGGACGCTGTGGCGAAGGGCGTCAGCAAGACGCTCACCGACAGCGCCACCGGCGTTGACGCGGTGGCGAAGGGCCTCGGCCTGGGCCGGACGGACGCCATCACGGCGACGGACGCCCTGGCGAAGGCCATTGGGAAGCCGAACGCCGACGCGGTCACCGCGGCGGACGTGTTCAGCTACATCTTCTCCGGATCCGGCCCTGTGACCGGACCTAGCAACAAGACGGTGGACCTGAACAACCCAGGCTCGTGGCCGCGTGGCCCGTTCCTGAGGCGGTTCGGGGTCTACGGTTAGGAGGCCCCGTGCAGGTATCCATCAAGAACGGCACCAACGCCGGGTGGAGAGTGATCCGCCAGAAGCCGAAGGACTGGGCGTGCCCCGCTTGCAAGCGCAAGCTGCGGTACTACTGGACCTCGTGCCCTGAGGACAACACTCGCCGCCCCGAATAGGGAGGCCACATGAACAACTGGAAGAGCATTCTCGCCGGAGGCGACACCGACGCGGCCAAGGAGGCCGCTGACGTTGGCGCACGCTGGGCGGCGTACCCGCGCAAGCTGTACTTCTTTCTCAAGCACGGGTACCGGCCGCACATCTGGCAGTCGCTCTTCCATACCGCGACGACCGAGGATCAGATCGTCCGGTATCGGCACCTCGTCGCCGGGCGGCGTGGGGGCAAGACGCTCTCCGCCGCCTGGGAGGTGCTGTACTACTGCATGTACCCCGCGGAGTACCACATGGACTTCCATGGGAAGGAGAGCAGCCGCCCCCTGTGGGTGTGGGCGCTCGCCAAGGATTACAAGCTCGGCCGCCCGTCGCTCCTCACGATGCTTGAGGTGATGACGCAGGCCGGGCTGGTCAAGGACGTGGACTACCGCTACAACCGCTCCGAGAAGATCATCGAGTTCATGGACTCGGGGACCCTCCTGGAGTTCAAGTCGGCGGACGACCCGCAGTCCCTGCGCGGCGCTGGCCTCGACATCCTCTGGATGGACGAGGCCGCGTTCATCCCGGACGAGGAGGCGTGGAACGTCACCCGCCCGGCGCTCTCGGACAAGCCGGGTGCGCTCATCACGACCACCACCCCCATCGGCACCAACTGGCTCTACGAGCACTTCTGGAACGATGAGGCCCAGGTGGACACGCGCATGTCGCGCGTCGAGTACGTCTCGCTCGACAACCCGTACTTCCCGCGAGAGGAGTGGGAGTACGCGCAGCGCACGATGCACCCCATCGTGTTCAAGCGCGAGTACATGGCCTCGTTCCACGCCATGGCCGGGGTCGAGCTGCACGGCGACTGGCTCAAGTTCTACGTGCTCGGACAGGGCACGCCCCTGGACTCCCCCGACGACGTGCGGCTGATCCCGAAGGAGGGGAAGCTGCCGCTCAAGACGTTCCTCGGAGTGGACCCCGCGATCTCGCAGAGCGACAAGGCGGACTTCTTCGCCATGTGCCTCATCGGCATCGAGGACGACAACCGGATGGCGTACGTGATCGACACGTACAAGGCCCGGATCCCGTTCCCGGAGCAGGTAGAGAAGATCGCAGAGTGGTACGCCAAGTACCGCCCGACGATGGTGGGGGTCGAGGCGAACGCCTTCCAGCGCGCGCTCGTTCAGCAGATCGAGCGCCTCCCCAACATGGTCCCGGTGGTGCCCGTGTTCTCCAAGGGCAAGAAGATCGAGCGCATCATGTCGATGACGCCCCTGTTCCGCACTGGGCGGGTCCGCATCCATCGACGGCACCGCGACTTCATCGACCAGTGGATCAGCTACGACTCCAGCCTCAAGAACCCGAAGGACGACCTCCTGGACGCGACCGAGATCGCACTCGGGGTGGCAGGCATCCTGCTCCCGAACCCGGAGTACGTCCCGGAGAAGACGGGCTACAACAGCATGGAGGAGCAGGCGTACGCACAGGTCATGGCCTCGCAGAACCGTGACATCTACGACGAGCACCTCGGATCGGAGTTCTGATGTTCGGAATCGGGAAGCGCGAGCGAGAGCTGTACGAGCGCCTCATCGCGGAGAAGGAGAAGGCTCTCCTGATCCTGGCGAGCGAGGTCGAGTGGCACCGCGCCCAGTCGGGCACGTACCTCGGCGGACCTCTGCAGGCCCCGGCCCAGCCCGACGAGGCTGAGCTGGCCCTTGAGCAGCTGATCGCATCAACAACCGTAGGGTCCCCGGACGCCCTCCACCTCTCAGAGGATGAGGAGGAGGTCCTGTGGAACCTCAGACACGGGGGCCTAACCCCTGAAGTGGCTCAACAGGCGCTGGCACAGATCCAGGGCGTGGAGGAGCTGAACTTCGACTTTGACGAGTAGGGGGTGACACATGGCCGGAGACTACAAGACCGTGGCCGAGCTGAAGACTGCAGATGAGCTGGCTCAGCGCCGGAAGCAGCTGCACGACCTTCGCTCCCCGCAGGTACGCGACTGGGCGCTCAACCGAGCATTCCTCGTCGGCAACCAGTGGGCGTACTACAACAAGGTCAACGGCGGTGTCGAAGCCCTCCCCACGGAGGACGGGGACAAGCCGCGCTACCTGGTGCGGCTCGTCTCCAACCAGATCCTCCCTGGCATCATGGCGTACATCGCCATGCTCACGAAGACGAAGCCGCAGATCTACGCCACGCCGGACTCCCCCGCGAACAACGACCGCAAGGCCGCTGAGATGGGTGAGCGGCTGTACGAGTACTGGTGGCACGAGTTCGGCCTCACCACGGAGCTTCAGAAGGCCCTGATGCACTCGACGCTGTCGAAGGGCTACTGGAAGATCAGCTGGGACAAGGACGCCGGACGCCCCATGCGGTTCACGATCAACCCGCAGGACGGGCAGCCTATCGTCAACGACCAGCTCCGCGAGCTGTTCATCTCCGAGCTGCAGCAGTCGGGCATCGACCCGCGCATGTTCGAGAAGCACGTCACCCTGGGCGACATTCGCGTCCAGGCGATGAAGGGCGAGGACGTGTGGCTCTCGCCGGGCGCGACGTCGCCGGAGGACGCGGAGTACGCGATCTGTCGGCACACGATGACCCCGGAGCAGATTCAGCAGGCGTACGGCAAGAAGGTGCAGCCTGACACGATGCCCTCCGACGAGGGCGATGCACTCACGTTCGGCCAGATCCGGATTGACAAGAAGACGAACAACATGGTCAAGGCCGTGTACGTCGCCTACTTCAAGCCGACCAAGGCGCTCCCGCGGGGGCGCGAGGTCGCCTGGGTCGAGGGTCCGGACGAGATCCTGAGGGACGGGCCGTGGGCCTACCCCTTCACGGACATCCCGCTCGTGCAGTTCCCCGGACAGGGGGACGATGATCGGCCGCTGGTGACGGACGCACGTCCGATCCAGAAGGAGCTGAACCGCACGCTCTCGCAGATCGTCATGCACAAGAACCTGACGGTGAAGCCGCAGATGCTCGCCCCGGTCAACAGCCTCACGGTGAAGCTGACCTCGGAGCCGGGCGCGGTCTTCCCGTACAACCCGGTCGGAGGACAGGCCCCGCAGTGGCGGGACATGCCCTCGCTTCCGCCTTCCGTCTTCCAGATCCTGGAGGACATCCAGCGACGTCTGGACCGCCTGTTCAACCT